CTTGTTCGGTGGCGGCTTCGGTGGCTGGGGTGGCAATGGTAACGGCAATGCCGCTGCCGCAGCCCTCGGCGCACAAGCCACGGCCAACAACAACGCTGACCTCATCATGAACGCTGTCGGCAACGTCGGCACACAAGTGGCTGGCATCAACTCCACGCTGGGCAACATCGCCATCAGCAGCGCGACCAACCCGCTGCAAGTGACCAACGCCATCCAAGCAGGCAACGCAGCCATGAGCCAGCAGCTGTCGCAATGTTGCTGCGAGAACCGCCTTGCCACCTGTCAGCAAACCAACGAGATTGTCTCGGAGATCAAGAACCAGACCGTGGCAATGAACGATGGCTTCTGCCAAATCAGGGAGCGTGAGATGCAGCAGCAGATCGATGCCAAGAACGACATCATCAACCAATTGCGTGACCAGGCTCAGACCAACACCATCAACGGCCAAATCGCCCTTCTGCAACAGCAGATTGCCGCGCTTGCTGCCCGTATCCCCGTCACTGCAACAACGACTGCCAACAACGGATAATCAAGAACCAATAACCAAAATCTGAAACCATGCTAAGGGAACTGAATGCAGGAGCGACGGTACAAATCCTCAACCGAAAGGAGAACACCATTACACAAGCCGAGGTGCTACAAGTGACACCTCCACAGCCGCAATTCAACGTGCAAGTCACGCCGCAAGGGGTAATGCCTCCGAGACAGGTGATGAGCATGAGAGTTAGGTGGAACGGACATGAAGCGGTGTTCAACAACCTATACGCTGACCTGTCATCGGCGGAATACCAAGACAGCGGCATCGTTGTGTGCCAAAACGAGGAAGCCCTGCTGAACGAACTGAAGTCAACGAAGGCGAACTACGACTATCTCATCAGCCACCAAGAGGAGTTCAAGAAAGGCTCCGAGTGGTGTGACGAGCAAATCACGATGAGAGACCCTGTGCGCCTTGCTGAGATGCAGAACGCGAAGCAGGTGGAGGCTATCAAGAAGGAGTTCGGAGGCATCCTTGCCGAGCAGAACGCCAAGATTGAACAGCTCGCGTCGCTCTTGCAGCAAGCCCTTGCGCAAAAGAAAGGAAAGGAATAGGCTATGGGTGTCATGATGATGAGATTCGGCAGTCGCAACACCTCCAACAGCAACAGCAAAGGCGGTGTCGAGCAATACGAGAAGGCTGGCAAGGAAGCCAAGAAGGGACTTGCCATGATTATGGAAGCCATCGACGAGAACAACTTGGAAGCAGCCAAGGAGGGCATGGAGATGGCTTGGACGGGCGTGAAGCAGATGTGTGACATCTCGAAGGAGATGAAGCAGCAGTTTGGCGAGCGCAACTACAACAATCGTGACGGCATGAACGGCCGTGGCGAGGAATGGAACGAGAGAGACGACGAATGGATGGAACGCCGTGTACGCGACTCCATGGGTCGTTTCAAGTAAACTAACAGGAAGGGGCGGGGCGACTCGCCCCTCTACCAAAAAGGAGTAAATGATGAACAACTACCAGATGCAGGACATAGAAATGGCACAGCTTCAGCCGAGCGGATTTGCCGAATACATGGCCACCTACGGAGGGCACTTCTCAAAGAAGATGTGCGAGTGGGCAGTAGGCATGATGAAGACAAGGGACAAGAAGAAACTGTCGCCGTGGACGAAGGAACAGGTCGAGTCGATACTCACTAAGAACGGTGTGGTGCTGAATAACGACAAGGGATATGACAAGGTGTATGTGGCCAACATGTGCAAGGCCGATTTCCTTGGGAGCTCCGTTGTTGACGAGAGCCGTGCCGCCCTTTATGTGAAGGACTTGCTCGACGATCCTGACGGGTACGACGAGCTTGTGTTCAACCGTTTCATGATGGACTGCATGGGCAGGAACATACCGATAATGTGGGAGGACATGCTGTGACACGCAGGACTATCCATATAAGAGGCTGGCGCGTGGACGTGTTCATCGAGGATGGCTACCATCCCGACGAGGTGATGGAGTGCCTTGAGGAGATGGGCGCACCCGACAGAATCTTGGAGAGGGCGCATCGCTTGCTTGTGGAGAACAATCCAAACCAAGCCTTCACCTATTCCAACGGCAGGCGCACGGTCATTTGGATAGGCAAGACCACATCTTCGGAGGAGTTCATCAACTCCATGATTCACGAACTGCGGCATTTGGTTGACCACATTGCCGAATACTACGGACTTGAAAATAACGAAACAGTAGGATATATATCGGGCGACGCTGCTTTTCTGTTGGCGGAGGAAATCTGCGAGCATGGGTGTCGTTGCCATAAAAAATAAGAAAAAAAATGAGCAACAAATACAAACATGGGAAATACAGAATCAGCATAGCTGACGACAAAGACATACAGAACAAGGTCGTTTCCATCACCGACGACAAAGGGAACGATGCGCTTGGCGGTGGAGGCGGCGGCCTCAAGCCCACTCTTGTTGACATCACCAAATACCCGACACTCCAGGATTTCCTTGCATCGGAAGGCAAGGACGGCAACATCTACCTCTACCCCAATGGAAAGACGGGGGCTGAAAGCCGCTACTACGAATACATGTGGCTCGCCGACGAGCAACGCTACGAACTTATCGACTCGCTCGACATGGACTACGACAATCTTACTAAGAAGCCTTCAATCAACGGGGTTGAGCTGAGCGGCAACAAGACATCCAACGAACTCGGAGTGTATAGCAAGCCGAGCGGTGGTATCCCCGAATCAGACCTCTCATCCGATGTTCAACAAGCCTTGCAGAAGCACTTCAAAGGTTGGTATGCTTCTTCAAACGCACTTCCTGACAATCCCGTAGTAGGTGACTATGCCTATGTCAAAGGTGCTGAATCCACCGACCCTGCTGCTATCTATGAATGTACTACTGATGGCTCTTGGAGTAATAGTGGTAGGACTGCCGACACTTCTAATGTGCAGACATTCGCTTCTGGCCAAGAAGTGAATGAAGTGCATATTGTCAACGACTTGACTACTGGTGGTGTTGCTGATGTGCTGAGTGCGGAGCAGGGTAAAGTTCTTGGAGATATTATAAACGACACAAATCAATATACAGATTTGACTATCGATGAGGGTTATTATTGGGCAACTGTACAAGGTTCACCTATGCCACAATCAAAAACAGTAAGCTCTACTACTTCTGCCTATGGTTGTATTAGAGTACAATGTTCTGCTGGTGATAAATTTAGAATATTTGGTAAAGGTGGGAATCAGTACGGATATTTGTGGACGTTTACTGATTCATCAAGAGAAATATTATCGCAAAAAAATACAGACTACTATCAAAGCAATGGGGATGTTATAACGGCTCCTGCAAGTGCTTATTATCTCTATGTCAATTTATATCAATATAACAGCAGCGTAGACAAGGTTCAAAGTGAAATTTCGGTAGCGGGTTTGGTTACAAGAGTAGAAGAACTTGAAAGTAAAACCATACCTAATGTTGTAAACAATCTTAACTCCAACTCAACAACAGATGCTTTAAGCGCGAATCAGGGAAAGATTCTAAATGAATACACTGATGGATTAGCTGGTGTTGTTATTGAAGATGTGGCTGAACATTCAACAAACAATACAATCATTAAGAATGTGCTAAAAAACGCATGGATAGAAATTATAGATGAAACCGTAACGATACCACAAACACTAAGATTGTATCTTCTGAGGAATAGGAGTACTGGAACTGGTAGTCATTTTATTATGCAGTTTGCTGACGCACAACAATTTGATTCCTCTCATGTTATTTTTAGTAATACACAAGCCGACAAATTAATTGGTAAAAACTCTGTTATAGTTAATGGAGCTGGAGCAACATATGCTAACAAAGTAAAACTGCACTTTGACCTGGATTTTACGGAAGAAAGCGGAAATATAGAAATCGAAGCCCTTGACGATTGTTACCTTTATACAGAACAATTACACAAGGAATATATACGCACCGAATCCGTAAAAGAAGCAGTTGAAAGGATAGATGAAGAAGTTTCCATAAAGTTCCCGTTAGGAAACATTAGTGGAGTGGGTACAATGGGTGCGTCACTTATGTATAATGGGAATAATTGGGTTGAAGATGGATGCAAATTGTGTGGAGTTACATCATACAATAAGGCAGAAAGTGGAGTTGGTGTCCCTTCATACTTTGCAGACAAAATTTGGCGTGGTACATATTGTACGGATGCAGAGTTTGAGGCAATGGATATTCTTGCTATTCAATTTGCATCTTCAGGAGATGTTTATACTGGAACATTCTTTGACACTTCCTCAGAATATGTGGAAGATTTCGACATAGAAGATGAAACCAACCAATTTGCAGTTGCCTACACACCCGCTCAATGCCTTGACTATATACTGAAATATTGGCAAGAAAGATGCTATGCTTGTCGTAATGATTCAGATTCCAAGTGGTACAACACGCAGTATGGTAAGCCTTGCAGATTGATGTTTGTAACTCATTGGCATGATGCTCGTGTTGGTTACAATGATTCAATCAGACAAGTAGCTGCTAAATGGGGAGGTGGTATTTGTGAGTTTGACAAAAAGATAGGTTTTTCAAAGAATCAGCCTATTGGTACTTTACAGCCATCGGTTATTTATGCAAATGAGACTGAAACAATTAGTGGGGTTGCTTACGGTTGGCATCCATTGAGAGGAAGTGCAGGTGCATATATTCAAACTAAGATGGCTAATATTTTTGCTTCGTCTTTGATGGAATATTTTTCTATGAATTAAATATAATGTAACTCAGCAAATATCCAACATCATCTTAGTAGGAATAGTGGTAGCAATATCACTATTCCTCTTGGAAAGAAAGGGATAAACAATGACAGAACGCAACATCATAGGAGGCTTCACGGCGGCGGTGCTGGCACCATTCGTTGAGGGATGGCAGCAGATGCTGTGGTTCTTGATACTCGCGGTCATTCTGATTCTCTCGGACTTGCGTTTCGGGATAGCCGCTGCGAGGAAGCGAGGGGAGAAGATACGACCGTCGAGGGCTATGAGACGGAGCCTCAACAAACTGGTGGACTACATTTGTTGGCTCAGCATCGCCACCGTGGTGGGCGTCAACTTCGGGAACGTTTTCGGCTTGCCGCTGTTGTCGGTCATCATTATGGCCATTGTTGGCATCATCGAGCTTTCGAGCATCATCGACAACTACCTCGAATACAAGGGTATCAAGAAGAAAATCAATGTCATCAAGTTGATTGCGAGGATATTCCGCAGACCCGACTTCGAGGATGTGTTGGAGCCTACTGAACCTGTCGAAAAAAATGAGGAAGAAATAGAATAAACTTAACCATCAAACCTAATATCATGAAGAAATTAGCAATCTGGCTCAACGAGCACGCCGTATGCCTCGGCGATACAATCAAGGCAAACGTTTTGCATCTGTGGTGCATCCTTATCTCAACCATCCTCGTGACGGTCTTTGCCGCCCTCGGATGGAAAGGCGACGCGATGTATTACCTTCTTATGGTGCTGCTACTTGGCAGCTTCGTTCTGCTTCCTGTCATCGAGGCAATCCGTGCACTTGTGAAGCACGACAAGTGGATGCCTTGGTATTGGTTTCCGATTACCATCGGCAACGCCATCGGTACTGGCATCGCTTTACTGATTAGCATTATCTTCGGCTGGGCGACACTATGAAAAAGATGAAGACATTCCTTTACGGCTTGAAAGCCGACAAATATTTGCATTGCTTTGCGGGCATGGTGGTGGCACAGGTGGCCTACGGGCTGCTTGCTGTCGCCTTGCCCAAGTGGGCTTGCATGGTGCTGTCGGTGGTCGCCGTGGCCGTCATCGGAGGCGTTAAGGAGCTTGTGGACGTGAAATACGGCGTAGCGTCATGGAAGGACTTCGTGGCCACCGTGACGGGCGCGATTGTAGAACTACCAATAATGATGCTATGGAACTGAGGCAGAAGACAAACAAGGGATTAGTGGAGTATGCCAAGGCGCAGCTCGGGAAGCCCTATTGGTATGGAACCTTTGGGCAAACCGCAACGAGGCAACTGCTCGAAGCGAAGCAATCACAATACCCATCCTACTACAAGGCGAAGGACTTCGATGCACAGATTGGGCAGCGCGTACACGACTGCATCGGTCTCATCAAGGGCTACATGTGGAGCGACAACGCAGAGGCGAAGCCGGCCTACAAGGGCAACGGCTTCAACGACTATTCTGCGGACTCGTTCTATGTGCATTGCAAGCGCAAGGGCGAAGGCATGGGCATGATGCCCGACGTGCCAGGCATTGCGGTGTTCATGAAGGGCCACGTTGGCATCTACATTGGCAACGGCGAGGTAATAGAGGCGAGAGGTCATGCCTATGGAGTGGTAAAAACCAAGCTCACCCGTAGGCCGTGGAAACGTTGGGCATACATTGAGGAGATACAGTACCTCGAATGATTTCAAAGTAGGCAAAATAAGCACGCTGAAATCCGCTTAGTTGGAAATCAACGGATAAATGACTGAAAAAGAGTGTTATGGAGGAGAAAATTAAGATATTGCTGTTGGCGGTCTCGCTTGCGTTGGGTCTTATGCTTGCAAGTTTCTTCGCAGGCTGGAAGGTACGCGGCAAGAAGATACAGCCGCCAGTGGCCGACACGATAAGCATACACACCGTTGACACATTGCGGATTGTGGAGGAGATACACGACACCACCGTATTGACCTACTACAAGACGATACAAGTGCCGCTCACTATCGTGGAAGTTGACACCGTCGTTGACTCGGTTCGCGTCTCTCTGCCTTTCGAGCGGCACTTTGCTAAATTGGAGGACGTTGCCGACGTGTGGTATAGCGGCTACGAGGCGAAGATTGACAGCGCGGTCGTCTACAAGCATACCACAACTCAAATCATCCACCAGCCGTATGAGGTGGTGAAAATGCCCCGCTTGACGCTTGGCTTGGGCGCAGCGGCTTTCTATTGCGACAAACGGGTAAATCCTTTCCTTGTCGGCGAGATGCGCTATAACGCGAGAAAAACTACTTTCTCTGCCTACGGAGCGGTGAACCATGAAGGCAAGTGGGGAGCGGGGATAGGAGTTACATACAGGATGAATCTAATTAAATAAGATATGGCTACGATAACGATATTCAAGACTACGGTGCGCAACCGACTGATTGCGGAAAGCACCAACGCGGCACGGACATTTGTACGCAACGACGGAGTGAGCGACTTTGAGTCGGTCGTGATTGACCAGCAGTCCTACGACTCGCTTGCAGGTGCATGGCATGAGGCTGTCGCCCGACTGACGGAGAAGATGCACGAATTTCTTTCAGACACCACTATTGACGGTGATTCTTCGGTTGAATTTGTCTTTACGGCTGATGAGCAGCCAGACGGGTTGGAGGATAACCTGCTGATGTATGTCGTGGACTGGATGATGGGTGATTGGTTGTCGGCTGTGAGGCCAGACCATAGCAAGCGTTACTACGACCGTGCAGCAATGCAGATGGATGATCTGCTGAGGAAGCTCTACAAGAAGGAGGCACCGGTGTAAGGATGGAACGGCTTGTAATTTCCGTTCAGCATTGACATCAGAAATGTTGTATGCCTTTGGTTGGCCATCTGATTCATGATGCTCTGCTTCTCAAGTTCAATTCTTGCGATTTCAGAATCTACATCGTTGGTTATAGTTCCGCAGTACTCGCACTTGCTGCCATTAAGAGGTGCGCCGCAGTTGGGGCAATTAGTCATAGTTCAAGTTCTGTTTGTTGTTTGTTTTTCTTTTGATACTTCTTCCTTTCGGTCTTCATATACGGACAAAGTTTGCCGTGCATAACAAAGTCGTAGCACACATCAACCGTGCGTTGGTTGATAGATTCGTTACTCATCATTCTTGTAATGATGTCACGCTCAATGGAGCAAACAATCTTCGTGTACTCATCCTCGTACATTGTGTCGCCTTCTTTCTTCATGTGAGAATGCTTTACGCACTTGTTGCAACACAAGTCCTCAAACCTCATATACTCCGTTCCGTTGCTGAACGGGTCTTTGTTTACTTTCTTCATAGGTCTTTGTATTTACACTCTACCTCTCGTTTCTCCAAGTCAACCGAGACGAAGTGCATACAGTCGTGGCAAGCGTAACTGCCGACTTTCTTCGTTGTGCCTTCGTAGCCGTCGATGTAGCCGTAAGGGCATTCAGTTTTGCATCTGTTTGTTCTGCTTACCTCGAACTTTATCTTCATAGGTCGTTATCCTTTATCCATTTCTTTGCTTCATTGTATCCATCCTCGCCTTGTGCGGTGCAGCGGTGTACTTCCATCCAATCGGTCGTATGGTCGTCTTTCTCGACTTGTTCAAGGACAACCCATACTTCGGACGGCCAGTAGCAGATTATGCGGTAGTTCTTCATATTACTCTATGGCTTTATCAAATCTTTCAAGTAGTGTTTCTCTATTCCAATTGAACAATGGAATACCGTCACAATAAAGTTCCTTACAACATTGAATTATCGTGTATAATACTTCTTCATCCATTTCTTCGATTTCTTC